CGCATTGTAAGTGTCTGTGTCGGTCCGACACGCGAAAAGCAACTCACAGGATACTTCAGAGACATTTACCAGACAACTCCTTCCGAGTATCACCCCGTTGAAATGGTAGCGCATAAATCACCATATTCTAAACCCTTCGACTTCCTTGTAAACGGAGACTACATGGATGACCTCTATGAGGGTAAGGCTTATGACTGGTTGACAAAGAACATCGATGTTTCAAAAGAAAAGACGATGTTCTGGTGCGTGGGGAAACGTCCTCGCATTGGGGAAGTTGAGCAAATCATCAGAGAGGGACTGTAATTATGCAAATTATTCGTGAGTTGGTATTCAAACTTCTACTGTCATGGACTAAATTCGATAATAAAGGATGGTTCTCTGAAGAGGAGATGGGAGAGTTTTCAAAGCACCATTCAGTGTGTAATTATGCCCTGGCAGTTTGTCCAAAGCGTCCTTCTGAGCTTGATTTCCCACAATGGCTGGTATATACACTTTATTTTGGACGAGCGGGAGGAAATTGCAACCTATATAGAATTGACGTAAAGAATGGAAGAACCAGAAGAGGAGACATGGTAAAAACACCAGTGCATGATCGTTGGAGGGATCATCACCCCAATATAAAGAAAGCACGATTAGATGATCCAAAAGTTGAAAAAAAATATCGTGATCTTGTTGCAGTTGAACGAGCAAATCCTACTTGGAAACTATACATAAATGTCCTAGCACCAGATACAAACCTTCCAGATCAAGAACGCAAAGATATGTTAGTAGATACACACATGTTAGAATCATTGTGCATTTGGTTGTATCATAGAATGTTTGGTAAATCAACATTGATGAATGTGGCACATGATAGCACACGTTCTAACGCAAAACCGAATTCACTCTCAACTATAATAAAGTCTACTTCTGGACAATTACCGGAATGATTCATGGGTAAAAAATACTTTTACGAACGCAACAGTGAGATGATCGACAGTGACCTCAACAAGAAGTTTGAGGACATCTTACTCATGTCCGATGCAGACTTTGAACAATGGGTGCGTGATCTCAGGAAGTTTGTAGTCTACTTGTGGGATGAGAGGGGGCAACCACCGCGAGTAGGATACGATGAATCCGAAATCATCGAACAGTTTAGAGGGATGGAAAAAGAGACATTCACAAAATCCATATTCAATGATCTTCATGCGGGTGAAACAACAAAGGCTAAAGGTTCTGTCTTTCGTTCCACTAAAACACTAGGGAACGCGGTGAATCAATTCTTCCCTACGATGATGAAAACGCGAATCAACTATACTTCCGATACATCAGCAGGGAAGTCCATCTATGATTTCTTCTCAAAGGACGAACTATTTAATACCTTCCATACATATGCAAAGCGGCACTTTAAGCGTGACAGCTTCTACTCGTACTCGGTTCCTGTGCGAGTCATGGAGAATGAACGATATGGAGTGTTGCCCGTAGCAGAAACAGGTCCAGAGTGGATCAAAGCATTTGAAGCGGGTACGTTTCGTCAACGCAAGTGGGATTATTTCCTCTGTGCAAATTCTGAAGAAAAATACACAGGATACAGTGAGGAGATGCGAGCACTCACAAATCTTCGTGTGACTCAACAAGACGTGAAAGAACTCTCCATCCTTCCCGAACACTGCAAAACACAAGTCAGCAACAAAGAAGGGGAGTCTTATGTTATCCGTGTCTATGAGAAGGGACAAAAATTATTCCCCATTGGTCTGAAAGCGTTCCGTATTAGCTTCTGTCAATATGCAGTCAACTTTCCCCCGCTCATTGCTAAGTACGTCTTTGAAAAGTATACTGAAGAATGGAAGCATGAAAAGAAGATTTTTGTATGGGACCCCTCTGCGGGATGGGGAGGACGTTTGCTTGGTGCTATGTCCGTGGACATGGATAGGCACATCGTCTATCTTGCGAACGATCCTAACACGGATCATAATACAACTCCTGGACGCACGAAGTACCATGAATTGTATGATTTCTACCGAGACAATGTAAACAGGGATACAGGAAATCTATGGCCGAAAAAACACACTGAATTCGGTTTTTGGCAGATGGGTTCTGAGGAGATGCAATTTGATCCTGGGTTTCAACTCTTTCGTGGAAAGTTGAGTCTCGTATTTACCAGTCCCCCGTACTTTTCAAAGGAAGCATATTCGGAAGATGAGGGTCAATCCTATAAGAAGTTTGGGGAGTATGCAGCATGGAGAGATGGATTCCTCAAAGAGACACTGAAAACTGCCGTGGAATGGTTGCGTCCAGGGGGCTATCTTGCGTGGAACATTGCTGATGTTGTGTTTGCGGGGGAGACGCTTCCGCTTGAGGAAGATTCCAGGAAATTTCTCAAGGAACTGGGAATGATTGAGGAGACTCCGCTTAAAATGTGTCTCGCGTCTATGCCGGGGGGCAATCGACTTGACAAAGAAACTGGATTACCGAAAGCAAAACACTTCTGTAAGATCAAGGATGGAAATAAACCTAAATTGTGGCTCAAATATGAACCCATCTTCATCTTTAAGAAGCCCCAGTAGGGGTTAAAACGGGCTCAGGAACCCCGATTTCACGTTAACCATACATTGGAGCACATATGAGTGTCCAGAACGTCCTAAAATTCACTTCCCTATTGATTGAAACGGGCAAACAAGTCGTCGATATGAAGGATATTCAGGGGATTATGAAGCAGCACAACATGAAGGAGCCCCAATGGCTCACAAAGGACAAGTGCGCCCGTGCTGGACGCGGATTATTTCACGTCCCGTTCGCAAAATCTGTAGATGAGAAAGCACTTGACAAATGAGTAAAAAATGTGTTATGATATTCCTTGTCGTTTGTGCATTAAACCTTTTATTCAAATGGAGGGTTTTATGCGATCTCAGGGATAGTGAAGCGCGAATCATTCTAGATTCGTTCCGCTCGCAGGTAGGGAACCTCGCAATGGGGTTCCCTACTTTTCTTTATGAGGAGACGTATCATGACTTATGATGAGAATTCTATCGTCCACATCAAGGAAGTGCTGCTAGAACGACATCGGATCAATTGCTCTGTGGATTTCCCACTCAATTACAGCCTCGCAGATAAAGCTTCCATTGACCACATGATCGACTACGCTTCTATGTCTTTCAGACTCGGACTACGAACCTATATGTTACAGGGTCCCAAGGGTGCGGAAACTTTTTATTATGTTCCTGCAACATGGTGGGATCATTTCAAACAACGCTGGTTTCCTCAGTGGGCTGTGTCTCTCTATCCAATCAAATTAACGAAGTTGCAATGCACACACTATGCAGTCTGTCCTCACAGCAACTCCAAATGGCCTGATGCCAAACACATGCGCTTTTTGTACATGGGTGAGGAAAACAATTGACTATATTGAAGGGAATGAAGCATGTGGAATGGTGAGAAGTCAAAACGTCCCATTGGATTTTGGGATAAGTGGTTTATTGGAATGGCTCAATATACCTCAACTGCTTCAAAGGACCCCTCTACACAGGTCGGTGCTGTGATTGTAGACAGACGCAACCGTGTAATTAGCATGGGGTACAATGGGTTCCCTCGCGGTGTGAAGGACACTCCCGAACGCTTGAATGACCGTGAAGTTAAGTATTCCATGGTCGTCCATGCGGAAATCAATGCACTCCTCTTTGCAACTCAACCATTAGAGGGAACGACACTCTACCTATGGCCGTTCTTGTCTTGCTCGAAATGCACTGCCATCATCATCAATGCAGGGATCAAGCGAGTCGTCGCTCCTTTAAGTTTCAATCCCCGATGGGAAAAGTCTATTGAACTGAGTCAAACGCTATATCACGAAGCTGCGGTGCAAGTTGTCTTGATTCCGAGTCTTATAGAAAAAGCAGGAACAGCATAATGGAAGCGTGGGTTTGGTTTGTTATTTTGATCGGTCTAGGTCTTATCTTCCTAGGAATTATTGAATGGTACCTGAGTGACCCAAGAAACTGACGACTATATAGTGCTATGAGCTATTTTATTTAACGGAGGTGAACTTGGAGATAAAAATTGACATTGAGCAGTTACGCAAGAACAGAATTTTCATTGCGACCCCCATGTATGGGGGGATGTGTCTCGGTATGTATATGAAATCGGCGCTTGACCTCCAGACCATTTTTCAACAATATGGAATCACGTCTAGGTTCTCGTTCATTTTCAATGAATCCCTCATCACCCGCGCCCGCAACTATCTCGTTGATGAGTTTCTGCGAACGGACTTCACACACCTTCTTTTCATCGATGCGGACGTTCACTTTAATCCTCAAGATATCATTGCTATGTTGGCTTTGGATAAGGAAGTTATTGGTGCCCCCTACCCGAAGAAGGCAATCAACTGGGGAAACGTGGCCACTGCTGCCCGCAATCACCCGAATTTGGACCCCAAGGAACTTGAGGCTGTTGTCGGTGATTATGTTTTCAATGTCGTAAAAGGCACTGAGAGAATCCAAGTCTCTGAACCACTGGAAGTCATGGAGATTGGCACGGGGTATATGCTTATCAAGCGAGAAGTATTCGACATATGGGCTGCTGCGTATCCTGAGAAGAGGTATCGTCCAGATCACGTTGGTCAGAAGAATTTCAGTGGGGATCGTTACATACACGCCTTTTTTGACACGGAAATTGATAAGGTGTCAGAGCGATACCTCTCGGAAGATTACGCCTTCTGCCAATGGTATCGTCGCATTGGTGGAAAGATTTGGTTGTGTCCCTGGATTCAAACTCAGCATATTGGGACTTACGCGTTCACTGGGAACATGGCAAAAATTGCCGAGTTGACAGGCAAACTCTAAGAGGAGTCTATATTATGATCTTGGGATTAGTTGGGCTGATAGGAGCGGGCAAGGGAACTGTAGGAGATTTTCTCGTACAGGATCACGGCTTTGTCCAAGACTCCTTTGCGGCACCGCTCAAAGATGCCGTGGCTAATATCTTTGGGTGGGATCGACAGATGCTAGAAGGTGCATCCAAAGCATCGCGTGACTGGCGCGAACAACCCGATGAATTCTGGAGTGGGAAATTCAACTACCCCTTCACTCCGCGGCTTGCTCTGCAACTGATGGGCACTGAAGCAGGACGCAATGTGTTTCATCAGGACTTGTGGGTAATAAGTTTACTGAATCGACACAATCAAGGCACGAATTCTACCGTAGTCACTGATGTTCGATTCAGGAACGAAATCAGAGCAATTCAAGAGGAAGGTGGGATCATTGTACGGGTTCGTCGCGGACCTGACCCTGTGTGGTACGAGACTGCTTGGAAGGTGAATTGCGAAGGACTCTCACCCACCGAAATGATTGGGGTACACCAATCCGAATGGGATTGGATTGGATGCCCGATCAATCACACAATCTACAACGACGGTACACTTTCCGATCTACGAGACAATGTGCGTTTTGTTGTTCAAAATCATGAAGTGTTTCAACGAATCTTACCAGTAAGAACAACATCTGATAACCGCATACGAATGTGATTGACTTCTCTGCTCTGTTGTGCTACACTGAATTTATTATTAACTTGTGAGGTATTTTATGAAACTCTCTGTGAATACGCTTGAAATTCTTAAGAATTACGCGACATTTAACACTGGTATATTTTTCAGGAAGGGCAACCTTCTAAGAAGCCTCAGCACAGGGAAAACTGTCCTAGCTGAAGCCACCATTGACGAAACAATACCCGCTGACTTCTGTGTGTATGAACTCAATCAACTTCTCGGCATCCTATCACTATCGAAGGGGAGTCCTGAGTGGACCCTCCGTGGAAATGACATTGTTATTGAAGGTCTCGACGGACGAAGTAAAATCACCTACCGTTGCTGCAATGAGACAAACATCAAGACTCCTCCAGAAAAAAATATTGAACTGCTGACCTCAGACGCAACCTTCCTATTAACTGAGGTTGATTATAACTGGATTATGCGATCCGCTTCTGTGCTAGGGTCACCGAACATCACAGTAGAGGGGGTTGATGGTTTCATTAGTTTACGAGCGATGGATGCACAGGACGATTCCGCCCACACAGACACCATTCAAATCTGTCCTCATACTGGTGATGATTTTCATTTCCTATTTAAGACTGCAAACTGGGTGATGATGCCGGGTTCGTATACGGTGACAATCTCCTCCAAGAATGCCGCACATTTTTCAAATACGTCTCGCAAGCTTCAGTATTGGGTTGCCTTAGAAAAACGTACCAAATAATATGCACTCAAAGAAGGAGTTTTAATGGAACATGTTTTGTGGACTGAAAAATATCGTCCTGCTACGGTCGCGGAGTGTATTTTACCAGAACGACTGAAGCATCCATTCAGTGAGTATGTGAAGCAGAAAATGATTCCGAACCTGCTCCTACATGGAGGTGCGGGAATTGGGAAAACCACCATTGCCATCGCCATGTGCAAAGAGGTCGGCTGTGACTATCTCCTTGTAAACGGGTCTGACGAAAATGGTATCGAACTTTTTAGGAACAAGATTAAGCACTATGCTTCCTCACTTTCCTTGGAGGGAAACGGCCGCAAAGTCATTATCATCGATGAAGCGGACTATCTCAATCCAAATTCCATACAACCTGCTCTTCGTAATGCAATGGAAGAATTTGCAGGAAACTGTTCGTTCATTTTTACGTGTAATTTCAAGGATCGAATTATTTCTCCCCTGCACTCTAGATGTGCAGTTGTGGACTTCACGCTCAAGGGTACTGAAAAGCAAAAGATGGCCGCGGAATTCTTTGCACGCATTCAACACATTCTGAAAGTTGAATCTGTGGAGTTTGATAAGTCTTCTCTTGTGGAATTCATTATGAAATTCTTCCCCGATTTTCGGCGCACTATCGGTGAACTGCAACGCTATTCGACGTTTGGGAAGATCGATGTGGGGATTCTTGCACAACTGAGTGATGCAGATGTCACAGAGATTGTCAAATATCTGAAGGACAAGGACTTTGGTTCACTCAGAAGATGGGTCGGAACACACGATATCGAATCTTCGACATTCTTCCGCAAGCTTTATGATAACTTAACAACTTTCTTGAAACCCGAATCAGTACCCCAGGCGGTACTTCTGATTGCAGACTATCAGTACAAGAGCGCATTTGTTGCAGATCACCAAATAAACCTCACTGCTCTGCTAGTGGAACTCATGGCTACTTGTGATTTTCTATGACACCCTACGATTTTGTTAAAGAAATTCAGTTCGGAAAAAACGACATCATGACGGACTCTCTTGCAGAGAAGGAGTATGTGCCGTTTGTCATAAATCGGGCGCTCTCGTATGAATATGATTGTGTGATGCAAGCGAATGAGATGAACAGAAGGCATCATCTGGACAAGGTACTCCAATTTCACTATTTACTCTGCACAGTCCGTTCCCGTAGACGTGCGTTCCAGAAATGGGCAAAGCCAGTGGGAAATGATGACCTTGAAACGGTAAAAGAGTTTTATCACTTCTCTGATAAAAAAGCCATCACAGCACTGAAAATCCTCTCCGAGGATCAAATCAAGTGTATCAAACAAGCCTTGGACAAAGGTGGACTTACAGGAAAGCATAAATAACTTGCACTCACCTAACACTATGAGGTTATTATGCTCGACTTATCTACCTGTGTGGAAATCTCCCTCAAAACCCCCGATGATTTCCTTAAGGTCCGTGAAACACTCTCCCGCATTGGAATTGCCTCACGGAAGGACAATTTGTTGTTCCAATCCTGTCATATCCTCCATAAACGACAACGATATTACATACTTCACTTCAAACATTTATTTGCTCTTGATGGG